TAACTGCATCAAAAGTTACCATTGTACCTCCGCCAGTAACCGTCCCCGTAACACCACCTTCTTGCACTAACATAACACTATTATTTAAACCGCCTGAAATAGTACAATTATTAACTGTAAGCGTTGTACCAGCGGGAACGTTTATGCCTGACACTTCAGCTTTATAGATTAAAAAGTTAAGAAATTCAGTACCAGTAAAAGCTCCACCAGTAATTGTACCAGTCAATCTTGTAGAGTTATCACCAATAATATTTATATGAGCAACCATAGTAAAATTCTCTGTGTTTGTACCACTCACCTTAATCCCCCAAAGATTTGTAGCACTCGGACTTTGAGTCGCCGCATAAACTAAAGCCATTCTAATAGTAGGATAACTCTCTCCTGTTGTGGTAGCAGTGTCAGGATCTACTTGGATTAGGTTAGGTGGCATAGTAAACTTGGGAGCGCTTATCATGCAAGTATTATCACCATAAAAACATAATTCAGTAGTTGAGGCTGTATCTATATTTATAATGTCATTGTCCTGCATGTTAATTCCCCAAGTGTCGTCAACCATTACTCCATCAGTAGGAGTTCCGTCTGGATACCAAATACTTGCAGCAGAAACACAAATCGCTGTTGCGAAGAAAACTAATAAGATTGTTGATAAATATTTTTTCATTATGTAAATACAAATAATTCTACTGTGTCTAATGCTTTACTACTTCTAAAATATAATGTTTTACTATCAAGATCTAAATTAAAATCTTTACTCTTCCACATATCATTTTGAGCAACAGTCCAATAATTAGTTTCTGTTTCACCTGCCACTAGAGCAATCCTTAATAAAGAAGATTGCAGTCGCGCTTTAGCTACTACAAACTTAGTATTATTTGGCAATAATTGGCTGTATTCAGTGTTAATCGTTGCCATAGAAATATTATAAACAGTAGCAGTAGTAGATATTTCAGCTCCAAGTGCAGCTGCTATTACAGCTAAAGCACTAACAATATCATCCTGCTTCTCTTCTGTAGAAGGATTAATTTGTTCGTCTAATACATTAAATAATTTTCCTGCCTCTGCTACTTGTGCCATATTTTATCCAACGTAGGGTTTAAATTCTACGTATTTTACGTTAGCTGTTTTAAATAACTCTTTAATATGATCTTCTCTAGCATCAATATATTCTTTTTGCTTAGTTACGTTAAATCTTTCTCGTTCTAATTTTTTCAAAGCTTCTTTTTCTTCTATAGTACCTTTTCTAATAATAACTAACTCTTTTTCTAAATCATCTTTCTCTTTTGTTTTATCTTTTATTTCTTTTTTAATACTATTAATATCAGAAGTTAAACCATCTACTTTCTTTTGTTCTATTTCTTTTTTACTCAAAAGTTCATCAAGATCTTTTTGAGTATCTGTAATAGTTGCTTCAATAATTTCTATAGAATCAATTAATTCATTTTTATTAACTCTTAATTTAGAAACATCACCGGTAAGAGTTGTCTTCTTCACCTCTAATTTTGAACATTCATTTTTTACAACTAGCAATTTATTTTCAGTTTTGTCTTCCATTTTCTTCAACTCTAATTCTAGTTCTCCTTTTTTCTCTGTATGAGTGTTAATAAGAGAATTAATATTAGATTGAACTTTTTCCTTCTGAGATTCACGTTCCTCAATAACACTTAAAATTTCATCAAGCTCCTGATCCTTCTCAGATAGTTCAGTTTCTTTATTAGAAACATTTGATTCTATTGCTTTAACTTTATCTTCTACTTTAGCTAATTTTTTATTAGCAGTTTCTAATTTAGCAGAAGTATCTTTCTCAGCCTCAACTGCTATAACTGAAGCTTTTGTAGCATCTTCTAAAATTTTATTCTCTCTATTAATAGCATTAATAGTTTGAGAAAGTTTTATTTTAGCTTGTTGTTGTTTATCCATATATTTTAATTATTTGTTACCCATCTAAGTGAATAATTAGCATCGTATGTACTTGTTACTTCAGTGAAAGCTCCAGGATAAGCAGTTGTAATAGTACAAACAACATAATCAGTTGGCCCTACTACTAATCTAGCTTGACTTAAAGTTCCTGGATCTACACCAGCACCGACTCCATTATCGCCAGCAACTATATAAGTTAAAGAACTTGTAGCTGTTTCAACTTGGTCGATTAAATAACCATTTGCAGCTGCAATATATTCGCTTGTAGAAGTTCCACAAGTCAAGGAATATGTAGAAGTAGCCTGTCTAGTCTGGTCATATATAAACCAATCAATAGTTGATGTAGCTCCTATTGGGTTCAAAACAGCTATTGGGGTTGTAGTAGCCTCCGTGATAGAGCTAGCCGACACCTCCATATTCAAATCACTCATATTCCATAATGGAACAGCAGTTCTAGCACCGAGCATACCGCCACCGAGACCTAGAATGGCTAGTATCATTAATATTTTTTTCTTCATATAATTTTTAATCGTTATATAAGTTGATATTAGCTGTAACAGTAGTTGCTGCTACATCAGAAATAGTAGTCACATTAACTGTAACCCATCTTAATCCGTCTACATTGATGGCAAATGTTCTTAAATCATCTGCGGTTTCGAAAGTGATACCAGTGTCACCATCGATAGTTGAACCATCTTCTTGATCTACTACTTGTACATAATCCCAAGGATTAGTGCTAATAGCAGCGGCAGCACCAAAATCAGGAGCTGAAGCTTGCTTCGAACCTTGAACTTTTACCACGATACTGTCTCCAGCACCAAGGCCAGCAGTTCCAATCGATAATTCTTTATGCCTAAAGTCCTGGACAAATATCTTTAGACCAGCACCAGTGGTAGCTTTTAAACTAAATATGTTGTAGCTAACTTGTTGTCTCATATTTTTTTTTAATTATTATATAAATATCTTTATAGCACCAATAATTTTTATTGGCGCTTAAAGATATTTATTTTGATTTTTCCAAATTTATTTTTAACTCTTCAGAACTCATTAAATAAGTCTGACCTTCTAATGTTTTTATTTCTTTTAATTTTTGTCCACTCTTTTCAATGCTATCTACTGAAAGAATAGTTTCTCTTCCGAGCTTTCTTCCATCAATAATAACTTCTGGAATAGACTCGTCTACTTTTTGTTTTAGCTCTTCAACCTTAGGTTCTTCTTCAACCTTAGGTTCTTCTTCCTCCTCAGACTCTACTTCATCAAGCTCTTGGGCTAAAAGTAGTAAAGCTTCTAAATCAGCTTTTAATGATTCTGGATCAAAATCAATTTCGAGTTCTTCCAACTGTTCAATGATTTCTTTTTTTGTCATATTACTTTTTATTTAAAATTAATTATATTCTTTATCCAGCCAAATTAATGACTGGATAATAGAACGTAATCAATTATTCAAATGTTGAACTATATTGATCAGCTTTTTTAAGTATTGTTGTAACTCTCAAATAACCAGTTCCAGTTTCGTCGCCTGAAGTAGTTCTCATACAATCTGCTCCTGTACATTTGAGCACTAATTTTGAACCATCTTCTAACATAACTCTCTGAGTTGAACTAGCATATCCAGAATAACTACCTACTACAGAACCAATAGCTGTGTTCAAATCCATAGAAGTAGCTTTTGGAAAAGCTCCAACATCAGTAGCAAAAACAACTGTTGAAGTACCATAGGTATCTCCAGAAGTAATAATCTGAATTTGTGTTCCGGAAGCAATAGTTAATGTTCCAGTTTCGATAATTACATTTTCTACATAAAAATCTCCTGTAACTTGGTTAGTTGCGTCTACACCAGTTGTAGTAATATCATCATAATCAAATTTCTTTGTTATGACATAATCACCGCCCTGTGTGTTGATACCCAATATTGGTTCTTCAGCAACCTGATCGTTGTTAGTGAGTTTTATCAACTCAATAACTTTGTCTAAAATGTTAGACTCATCACCAGTGCTTTCAGCTTTGACAACATTGAAACCGACAACTAATACCAAAAGAATTGCGACAGCAAGCACTGAATACGTTCTAATCATTTTCTTTTTCATTTTTTTCATAATATTAATGATTAAATTTTTAAGCTGCTGCGTCTCCTGTACTTAGTTTGAAGAATGCTCCAGATACAATTACGATTCCATAACCACCACGAGCACCAAAGTTCCAATCGTCAGTTGCAAATTCTTCTCCACTATTTCCGTCAGTTGGGGGAGTTTTCATCCTAGCTTCTTCCCAAACACCTAAATGAGCTTGGCTGTAAGCTGTAGAAACTAATCCCCAATAATGACGTTTATCTGTATCGATTGCTCCGTTAGCATCTGTAGCAACTCTAGGTAAAACAATATGTTTATACTTAGCTTGTTTAACATTGATTACTCCACTATTATCAGAGCTCAATGATGCTGTAGATTTCAAGATTTCATTAGCTAGATCTACATCTTCTGGATCATCAGTAGTAAATAGAACATTATGTTCCATAGTAATCTTTTCACCAAATTGGTTCATTGATTCTTCAACTACCAATCTTTCCATAGCTTGTAAAGCACCTACTGAAAGTCTTGGGTTGTTAGCTAATCTATTTCTGTATGTTTCAGAAGAACCTTTTACAGTATGAGCAGTATAAGCAAGAGCGAAACCGTCACCCATAGTTGTTGCTACAGTTTCACCATTCTTATCTGTGTAAGAAGTAGCAGTAGCGAAAGAGATTCTATGAGCTAAATCAAGATCCATTCTCTTAGCGATTAAAGATCCCAAGTTAGTCAAACGTCTGATAACTTCAGGGTATTTATTCTGAGTTCTGTCCTCGTAAGAAATACCAATATCTTTAGCAACACGTTTTTGAGTCATAGTCTTACTATAACCTTGCTGTACTTTAGCTCTTTCAGCTTGTGCGCTTTCACCTTTGTTATCTGCATACTCTTCTAAATCAATTTCACTGAATTCTCTAGTGTTTCCAGTGTTTTGAGGAATACTAGAAACATTAAAGATTCCAGAATTTCTCATTACTTGGTCAACGCCCATTAAGCCTTTGTACCAAATAACATCTGCCAATTTAACGAAGTCTGGCAGACTCACGTTAGTTAATTCCATTTGTTTATATTCTTTAACGCCATAACAGGTTTCGCTATGGCTTACTGTTTAAAGAATTAGATAACCGTTAATTAAATACTATGCTCCAATAACTCCACAACCAGACACTCCTAAATTTAAGATGAAAAGTCCTTTTGTTGTAGAAATATATTTTACACATTGAACTGCATCATAAGTTGAAGCAGCGCGATTAACTGTCTCATTGTCAGTTAAATCGCAATACAAACCTCTATCAGTAACTACTAAAGCAGCAGTTACATCAGCTTCCCAGAGAACATTATTCTCAACAGGAACTTCTACCTCAACCAATCTTGCTGTAGCATAGTCAGAATCAGCGGCTGTGATCTCGTGACGAATGACACCAACATGAGTTGAAACAGCTGTTGTACTTGTAGCTTCGATAATATAACCAGAATCCCAAGCGACAAGACCACCGATAGAAAAAGTAGTAGAAACAGTTACAGGTAACCAAAGGAATTTTGTCTTACCTTGTTTTCTAATGAACATAAATTTCTGTTTTATTTTTTAATTAAATTATACTTCTAGTTTTTAAACGTGGTGTCCTCCACGAAAGTATAAGTTCTTACGAGGGCAAATGCCCTGAGATAGTTCAATCACTGAACAACAGGTTGTGCTAGAGAGTTTCCTCTCTAGCGCTATCTAGTGTTTAGCTTTAAAGTATTCACAAGTTTTAAACTCTTCCTGGTCTATTCCTGGTGTTAGTCCACAGTGGATTGTATAAAATCTTGGGTGAGCCTTATCTTTCTTTAATAGATTAAACCTTCGTGTTTTAAACATCTTGCAACCTTTACAAATATTAGACATATTAACTTATTAATTCTGATAATTTAATGTCAGCTGAGTTAGTGCAACCAAATTTTTCTCCTATCTTTATCTCTCTTAAATTATGGGCGAGAGTTCCGATAGAATTGGCTAGTCCTTCTAAGTCTTGAGTCTCTAATCCATAGTCAGCTGCCTCAAGTAAGAATTTCTTAGCGATGTATGCTCTAACGCAATCTGTAACAGTCCCTGTTCCTATTTCTTTTTTAACTATCAAATCGTATAGCTTTTTTTGTAAAGAAATTATTTGGCCGTCTTCGAACTTAATAGTAACTCCACTACCAATTTCTGCTACAGTTTTAATCTCTTTATCTCCTATATATAATGTTTCTTTCATATTATTTAGTTTACAAAGTTACTTCCTATTGAGTACTTTTTACCCTCAGAAGTTTCTAATTTATAAATTCTATCTCCATAAATTGCAATGTCTTCTTTCTTAGATAACTTTTCTTCACTTACTAAAGTTGCATAAATGAATTTGTATCTTCGATTGAAAGTAATCAATTCAAGAACTTCTTTCTTCTCATCTTCATAAGTAACTTCCAATGTTTGATCTTCGATAATTCTTTTAGTAACTGGGTCTCGATAAACATTGTCAGAAATAGTTCTCCAAGATGTAATAACTTTTCCATCAATCTCTCTCATCTTATAAACTCTTGTAATATCATTAGTATTAGCAGAGTCATAATTAGAAAGTCTCGCTTTATTCGCTGTCTTTTCTAGTCGTTCTAGCCTTTGAATCAAAGCGTTTAGTTCATCTTTCTTAATCTCTACTGTTTCACTTTCCTCTACCTTTGGTTCTACTGGTTCTGTCTTAGTTTCTTCTTCAACCTTTGGAACCATTCTAGGCATAATTTCCTTGTTTTCGTTTTCGTTTTCCATATATTTAGTTATTAGATTTATTAGCTTTATCAAAGTCTTCGTCGCTCAATCCCATCTTCTTACCAAGTGCTTTTACATCATCTGTCATTTCAGATGCTTTCACTGCTCTTGGCGCTCCTCCACCAGCATTGTTTATAATACTTTTCAATGGATTAACAGTTTTCTCAGGGAATAACTTCATAGAAGCTATCTCAATATTCTCAGACAAAGTTCCACCTAAAACCATCAACTTTTCTAAAGATGGATCTAATAACTTTCTTTCTTCTGGGGTGAATTGTGAAAGTGCTTCTTCTTTTGTTTTAGCTGCAAACTTCTCCTCGAATTTCTTATCAATATCGTCAGGAGTTAAACTTTTATTCTCTTCAAGATCTCCAAACTTTTCCTTATACGCTTTTAATTCTCCTTCAACTTTCCTGGTTTTCTCCCGGAAGGCTTTGAAGTTTGGATTAGCTTCCTCTTTCATTTGAGCTAACTTTCCCTCAACTGTCTCACCCTCTGCGAGACCTAATTCTTCTCCAATTTTATTAAACTGTTCAACGATTCCACGCTTCTCAATGTTGGCATCGTGTCCAGCCTGGAGGTTTTTTACCTCCTCATCTGTAAGGACTTCTCTTTCTGATCCGTCCTCCAGAACTATTTTCTCTGGCATAGTCTTTGTGGCACTCATTTCCCTTCACGTCTTGCAAGCCCGTGAGTTTGGCTGTGAGTGTTATTTAATTATTAAACTGCTGTGAATATATTATCTAAATCATTAATGTCTGTTGTAACGCTTTCTTTATTATGTGGATCTCTAGTCTCCTCAACAAAACTTTTAATCTTCTCTACTGTTAGCAACACATCTCTATTCCTCTGCGTCTCTTCATGGTTAGAAGAGTTCCTAGAAATGTGTTCTATCGCGTCAGCGACGATTTTTCCATTCTGTTCTTTCTTACCAAATAGATGTGTCCAAATTTTGTTATTTAATAATGATTTTGACTGATTAAGCCATTCTACCTGCGCATCAATCGACATATTATCTACATCTATAAAACTTATATCTCTATTTAATATCTCTTTTAAAACCTCCAGCTTATCAATCGGCTGTTCCTTATAAACGATTACCTCCTTAATGAAATATTTCTTAAGTTTTTCTATCATACTTGTCCATTTAAGGTATTAAGTGATGGCTTATTTGTTTGTCCAGCCACCGCCCCCTCTTTTATTTGATCGCCAGTTTGTGACGCTCCCATCTGTCCAATCTTCTGTTCTAAGCCTTGCTGTTCATCTGGAGAAACCTCACCATTCTGTGCTTGTTGAGGTTGTCCTTGCTGTTCCTGTTCAAACATATCTTTAGATTTATATGTTGTTTCGTAATCCTCAATCAACTTATTAGCATTTAGTTTCCTACCTGTAAGTTCAGCGATTGCTACACCTTGATTTAGTTTCTCTGTAAACATTGATTTCTCGAGTGCGCTTCCATCGCGCTCCTTCTGATTAATAGTTACAAACCAAATTAGTGAAATACTTCTTAATAATTTAACATTAACTGTTTTTATTTTAACCGGTCTACCCAATCTACCTTCACGATTCTGAAATTCACTCATTGCTTCTTTCTCAATCGTCTCTAATGGTCTATCCATAAACTGAATAACTTTCTTTCCTTTCTTACCATTTCCTAAATCAGTATTTAACAATGTGAATTTCTCGTAAACCTCACTTATATCCTGCGTATTAGGATTCAATTCTTTCTTAACCGGATTAGTAAAGTTCTCTAATACGTTATAAATACGCAAATATGTCATATCCCTCTTGGCGGCCATCAGTGCGACAACACTCATACCAAGCATCTTTATAAATTGTTTCTGTTGATTTAAAACTTCAGTAGCTGTCTGTTCGCCTTTCTGTCCAACACCCTGCGCTGTGTTAGAAGCCCCAATAAACTCTTCCGTTTTCTTTTCAATTAAATCAAATATCTGGAACTCAGAACTTGTGACACCATTACTGTTAGGATCTAACCTAAACAAATCACCTTCTTTAATCCCGTGAGTAACTGAGCCAGCTTCAAATATATCTTTACTAAATATACTCTTTCCTTTGGCTCCCATAGCTGGTTTAACTGATTGTCTGAATTTCTCGATCATCAATCTAATCGTTTCTGAGTTTAATCCTTGCAATGTTTTAGCACTGACAACTAGGCTCTTTCCGTAAGCATAGTCTATACCCATAGACTTCAATGCGCTCATAGACATATTAAACTTATTGTCTGGTGTTATTTCCCAAGGACACCCTACCGGGGTATCAAACATCAATACACCATTGATGATAATCATATACTCATCATTATGCGGATCAATATAATGAATTTCTTCTACCTCATTGTCCTCTAGTGTTCCTACCCTAAAAGAATAATCATAAACACCACTCGTTTTCGTAGAACCTTTCTTAACATATTTCCAGTTATCCCACTTTTTATATGTAACTTCAGCTTCTTCGTATGTCTTCCTATAATACTTTATAATAAATGGTTGCTCGTTGAATCTATAAAATGGAATTGTAATATCACCTAAATAAACCTGTAATGCTGACAATATTCTTTTCTTAGCTCTATGAAACTTTTCTTCCTTACCTTTCGAATAAGGTGTATTTCCTTTATCAGAAAGACGAGTTCTAATTCTATTCGTAATATATTGATATTCATCTAATTCCTCAACAAACACAGCTCTTTGGACCAGTAGTTCCCTTATAAACTCCTTCCAAAAGTCATCATCCTTCTCAATCTGATTAGTTCTGACTACAATATCCTCAAACTCCTTACCTAATTCCTTCAACTCGTTATCAGAGGTGTCGAAAGCACTCACTTCTGGTTGTAAATTCATACCTAAAAGCTCGTTCCATACAGTCTCAACCTTCTTCTCAGTTGTTCCGGTAACAATCCTAACTTCGTTATCGTTATTTTTAGGCGGTAAATACGCGTTACCTGCCCTTTTATTCAACTCATAGTCCAATGAAAATGGTAAACCATCAGTCTCAGGTCTTGGAGATTCTCTTTGGTCTCTGGCTTGCTCTAATTTTTTAAAATAATAACCATAGATTTCAGTCTGTTCTGGCTTTAATATATAGTCTTTCTTATCTATTTGAGCTTTCTCCTCATTAAGCCCAGCTGATTTTGTTTCTTCTTTATTTTTATTTTCCATAGTTATATTGCGCTATATAAATTTTCTTTAGAACTTTTTGTTGATGATGGATTATGGGTAAATACTTTCGTATTGCTTTCAGACATCCCATCAGTGAACGTAAGCATTAAGGCATCAGCTTTATTTGGTGATTTATATCCTTCTGAGACCATATCTCTTTTACTCATTATCTGAACTTTACCACTGAGGCCCATACGGTATCTGATCTGTAGCAACTCTTCTTTCCATCCTTTATCTTCAACAATTTCACCACCCTTCCTTATCCACTCCTTCAACCTAAAATAGAAAGTGGCACGTTGATTGAGGTAAATAAGTTGGTCTTCTTTCTCTTCTGGTTTATTTCCTACATTGGGCGAATATACATCCCAACCTGCAAGGGCTAATTCCTTAACTGTATTAGCACCTTCTCCAAACATATCAACAGCAATATCATCTTCAGTAAGATTAAGCTGGGTAGCTATTGTAATTGTTTTCTGAGCGATTGATTTAGCATTCGAAATATTTTCTGAGTAGAATACTTTAGCTTTAAAATTATCTCTAAGGACCCACTCAGTCGTATCTTTACCTTCTCCGGCTGGATCTACTCCTAAACGAATTGGATTTATAAAATCATCATTCGGTATATCTTCGATTAACTTTACGTCATTATCAGTTAGCAGTGGGACATAACCCTTCGAGTCTACAGCATCGGCGCGGGGGAACTCTCCAAGTACGGATACTCTGTAGTTATCAGAGTTCTTCCCATTCTTATCAATTATCTCTTGTATATCCTCCTGCTTAACAACTGGTGATTCCTCTGCATTAAGTTGAAATGATCTATAATATTTTAAAAAATTTTCATCTGTATGTGTTTGATAGAAATGCCCGACTAATCTGGTTGGGTTTGAGATTAGAATCATTATATAATTCTCTTCCGTAAGTGACTCCTCACCTGTCGTAATTATCTGACTGGAGACAGCTGACGCCTCGTCAACCACTAATAGCATATACTTTGCATGTAAACCAGCTAAAGCCTCAGGAGCCTCCTTTTTTGCCGTTTTAGCACGTGCGAACCAATCCTTAGGGCTTTCAGTGATTCTGACGTATGTTCCTTGAACGTCGAACTTCTCTTTGTGGCCTTTTGGCATCTTTTCCACCCAAACAGCTATATATTTCCATAACACGTCGTACATCTGGGTTTGGTTAGGGGCTGTACAAGGTACATTTGCTCTCCTATGCGTATATAAATACCAGATTATCACCCAAGATAGAGCACAGGACTTACCCACACCTCTTCCAGCTCTGATTGTTATCTTTCTTTTACCACGTCGGCTCTCTGCATCTTCAACTGCTAGTAGTATTTGGTATTGTTGCCAGGTAATATGCTCGCCCATAATAAATGGTTCGAAATATTCCTGTTTAAAAGCCTCATAGTCTTGCTTATCTATTAAATCTTTTACTATTTTTTTATATTCTGGTTTGACTGGTTGTGGTGTTAGCTTCCAAAAGACTTTGATAAATAGGATTACAGATGCTTTTAGCTTTAATATTTGTTCTATTTGCTTTTTGGTTGCCATTTTATTATGGTGATACTGATTTTATGTTAATTTGTCAATAGTTAGTGAAATTTCTGAAATAATTTCTCAGGGACGTATATATACAAGGGGTGGTCGTTATATGCGGGGGTCGCTCGATCTCCTGAAAAAGATTGATATAGCTGAGAAAATATGCAATCAATCAACCAAGCCAAGCAGTGCAAGGCTTTTCAAAGCATTGAATGAATTGTATTGATCTATTTATAACAAGGGGGGGTATGTGATTTTAGGCTAATGTTAGCTATACTTGACAGATATGTGTGTTTTGGTACTTCTATTAATGTATATTATGCGAAGTATTGGTATTGTCAAATGTTGGCTAATATTAGCTATTTATTCCTCCGCCTCCTCTAGTAGTTTATCAAGTGTTATATTTCCGCTGTGTTCTATTTCGTGCTTATCTGACCAGCCAAAGTTTTTAAGTGCAAAAATATCGCCTGAACGCCCCTGTTTACGGAGATCTTTTTCGTATTCTAACTTAACTCTTGCCTTTGCCTTTTTTATAGTGGTATTAAACTCTTTAAAATCTTCATAATTACTTAATAAATTCCTTGTAGTATCCAAATGTATTGCGAGCCCTGTTATTGTGATTTCTTTGGGCGTTGTTATTTCAAAATATTGATCAATCTTTTTCTGTAATTCTTCAACTGATTGAAATTTTAACGGCCTTCCGCCCGCATTCTTGTCTACCTTTTCCAATTGATTTTTATAATTATTTCCCATATTTACTAATTTATACTAATTTCAAGGCTATATAAGCCATTTTAAGCTCTTTTACAATAGACACCCTCACATTGTATCAACTCTTTAACTAAATTTTAATGACTTTATATATTAAACTTCCTTTATTTGTTATGGCTGGATTTTTTCCAAGTGTTTTAATGTCCAGCCATTCCCTGCTAAATTCAATTAGCTAAAGGCAATTAAAAAAACACGTTCCAAACCATTAACTAAATAATGATCTAAAATGTGTTATCTTTTCCAAGCTCAAACTTTTAAACATTCTCCCTTGTTTCTCCTCTCCTTGTTCTCCTCACATTTACAATATTACCATAACCATTTTTTAGTGTCAAGCCACCCCCTTTTAAATTCCTAAAACAAGAAAAAAAAGATACACAAATATTAACTACTTATTTGATAACACATATAACACATAATTTTCAATCATTATAAAATATTAATAACTATAACATATACTACTATATAAATTTTTACGTGAATTAATTTATATCTGTTATATTTGTTATACAAAAAGCACTTTTTAGCTAATCTTAGCATTTTCGCTAATAACACGAAAAAGCAAACACGTCAAAAATAACAAGATAATACCAATTAATCAAACTTGACAAATTAACATAAAATCAGCCACCTTTTAAGAGTTATACACCGCCAAACATAAAAAAATAGATACAAAACACCCAACCAACCATTATTTAAGGATAATACTAATAAAACCCAATAAAATCAACCCTTTAAAGTCTATTGACAATATCAACCAATATGATATAATTAAATCAGATATAAAAAACTAATCAAAACAAGCCCCTTAATTCAATTATAAATTAATTATATAAATGTATGCAAGATTTTAATCAACTAACGAAAGAAGAGCAAGATCAAAGAATAAAAGAAGTTTTACAATCTCAACAAAATAGATTAAAAAAAGAAGGCTGGATTGATCCAGTAGCAAATACTTTAAAAAATAAATAAACATAAAAACAAATGACAAAACAAAAAGCATTAACAATACTAAACACAAAAATCGATCACTTTATTCTTTTAGGAGAAGACAAAACAAACCCCAAAGAATACCAAAGACTTATCAAACTTCATTTATCAATAATTAAATAATATGAAATTATCAACCTCTTGCCCCCGTTGTAAGACTTTCAACCTTGAAATACAACAGGCCCCGGACTCACATTATAGAATAGTAAAATGTACCATTTGCGAATGGGAAAAGTGGTTAAGTCAATTTAAAACTAATAAATAAACATTATGTCAAAATCATCTAACTACGCTATTATAGATCAAATTTATAATACTAAACATCACCAAACAAATAAAATGCTAACTAAACTAATTAAATTCTTCTCAATC